CATTATATACTCTCTGGTCCCCTTCATAACAATATTGAGTAAGGTTCGTCTTCAACTTTGAACCAGGGTATATTCTCTCAACCAAATCGCAATGAATAACTTGATAAAGTTCAGGTTTTGCATTATCTAGTACATCAACCAACTGATCGATATCTTGGGATGTAATATTATATCGTTGCCAGGCATAATCTAGAAAGTAATCGTCTAAGTTAATATACTTGCGAGAATCCATGCGATTAACGTGGCAATGGTCTCTCTCTTGAAGATTACAATCATATTCAATATTGTATTCAATAACACCTTGTTTTAAGATGCGTTCCCAGAACCGGAGAAAGGCTTGATATAGTGAGTAATTCTTACCCCAAGATAACAACTCTTGATAATCTGCAAACAAAAGCTTATAATTTAAAATTCTTTCTTGGTGGTAATCTGTATACGTATTAGAACGTGTGTAAGGCGTCATTTGCAAGAATCTATCTAACTTCCTCATCATAAAGATTTCGCCTTCGTCAGTTTCTATAAAATGACTGGATATATATTCAGCTTCCTTGATAAAATTTGTAACTTCAAAAATCTTAGCTATCTGGCCAAGGCCATGCTGTACCGGCTCGAGCAAAGGTTGAGTAACAGGCTTAGTATATACATACTTGTAAGCATTGGTTATAAAATTATCCACATAACTGGCTTTAACTTTAGCTATAGCATCATCTCCAGTTGTCTCACAAAACCAGTCACGGCCATAGATCATGTCAGTCTTATAGGCAATATATTGAAGATAACACAACGAACGCCTTGAATTTCCATTAGAAGTTTTCATGGTCCCTGATGCTGTAGTGCCTTTCTGAACATAGGCCATGCGCTCATTATAAGAAATAATAATATGGCATTTTATAACATTTAAAAGATCGTCGAACTTACACCAGTAAACATCATGGCGAATCCTTTCAGCGATTGAGAGATAAATAGCTTCATCAATTATCTGCATCAATTCAAGATGTTGTGTGGAATCAAACGCAGAACCATCTACACACACATACCTACTATGGCCAAGTAGTTCCCATGATTCAAATCGCTTACAATGACCTTCATAACTTAAACCAGAACCGTAGGATTGATTATAGGTGCATTCTATGGCAGAAACATAGTCAAAAAAAAGACCGCTAATGGCTTTACTAACGTCATGCTGTTCTGTTACGTTGCGTGATTTCAGTTTCA